TTCGCTGTATGACCACAGCACGCGCAACGCTGGCTTGTGTACGCTGGCGGAACAGCAAGCACCTGACCGCCACGCCAGAGCTGCTTGTACTCAAGCTGGCGGCGCATTTCATACCAGCCCTGATCCAGTATCGAACGGTTTAAACCTGATTTTGCCCGGACATTGCGCCCCGGCTGGCTGACCGTACCCGCTGCTGACTTTGACATGTTGCTGACCTTCAAATCCTCAATGACTATCATTGCGTGGTTTTTGCTGACGGTCGTTGTGACTTTATGAAGGTAGTCCCTGCGGATATTTGCGATACGGGAATGCAGTCGCTGTATTTTGCGTTTCTGCTTCTGCCAGTTGTTGCTGAATTTGACCTTGCGGCTTAACTGTCGCTGAAGTCTCGCCAGCTTCTTCTGGTTTTTCTGAAAACTATTTACAGGTTCAAAGACTGTGCCATCTGACAGCGTGGCGAGTTTAGCCACACCAGCATCCAGTCCGACCATTGATGCAGAAGGGTGAACAGGAGTGGATACCTCTCTTTCTGTCTGAATACTGATGTACCACTTACCGCAGGACTGGCTGACAGTGACATTTTTCACAACACCCGTGACCTGACGGCTATTCCGGTAGCGCATCCAGCCCAGTTTCGGCAGAAAAATACGGCTGTTCTCCTGATCGAGCTTAACACCCTGCGGGTAGCGGAATGCATCATTCTGTCCCCGCTTTTTGAATCGGGGAAAAGCTGCCCGATTCTGGAAGAAGTTTTTGTAAGCCCGCTCAAGGTCTTTCAGTGACTGTTGCAATGGCTGTGAGGGAGAATCTTTAAGCCATTCGGTTTCAGTGTCTTTTTTCCACTCAACCAACCAGGAAGCCATTTTCGTGTAAGGGATGTATTTTTTACCGGCCTCATGATTCTCATTCTGAAGCGCCAGAGCACGGTTGAAAACGAAACGACAAGCTCCGGCAAAGCGCCTCATTTGACGCTCCTGTTGACCATCTGGTTTTAACCGGAATTTGAATGACACCTGTTGTTTCATGTCACTATTTTAAGCAAAAATAGCCGGGAGGAAAACTGTGCCTTATATCCCCACTATGAGGAGCGTAGGGGGCGGCACATTGGATAAGGCGTAACAGGGATGAGCTTAAGCGATCAGGTGGTAATGGCCACCAGCATAGAAACGCTGATCGAGCTGCTAAAGAACCTGCCCGATTATGGGCGGGTTTCGTATGTGGTGACAGCGAAGGGAGACGAGGTAAAAACAGCGTTTGATATCGTCGATGCCTCAGCTATTTTGGTATCCAATACTCTGGATGGGAAAATTAATCCTGACTATCCCCAGGAACTTCAGCCGCGCGACCGGACCCGCGCATCCAGCCTTCTTCAGGTTAACCAGATATCCAAAGATTTGCGGCCTGCTCAGCTTACCGATTCCGGATTATCCAGCCATGGCGCACCGATAATTGGTGAGGACAATGCAGTTGAGTCAGGTAATGGACGTACCATGGGGATCATTAAAGCCTATCAGGACGGTAATGCGGATCGGTATCGGGAGTACCTGATTGAACATGCGACCGAATTCGGCATACGTACTGAAAAGGTTGAATCAATGACGGCTCCGGTACTGGTGCGCCGCCGGTTAACGAAGGTTGACCGCGTTCAGTTTGCCAAGGACTCAAATATTTCTGATCTTCAGGAAATGGCAGCCAGTGAAAAGGCTTTTGTTGATGCCGACAGCATAACACCGGCGATGATGGCGCTGTTTAATCCGTCAGAAAGCGGAGATCTGCTTAGCCGCAGTAATGACGCGTTTATTCGCGGATTTATGACGCAAGTTGGTGCCACACAGGCGGCTGGCCTTGTAACTGAAGATGGGCGACCAACACGGCAACTTGTAGACCGTATACAAAACGCGATCTTTGCCAAGGCATATAAGGATGCGCGCCTGGTAAGGATGGTTGCAGAAGAACCTGATCCGGATATGCGTAATGTTCTGACGGCGCTTAATGCGGCAGCCAATGATTTTGTCCAGATGCAGGCTTTATCAGGAGAAGCGCACAAGCAGGCTGTGACAACTATTGTTGATGGCATTGAGACAGCGGATAGCCTCGATAAAAAGGCGCTGGCGGCATTGAAAGATGCGGTAGACCTGGTAAGGCAATCGAAGGAGTCAGGCCAGCATATTACCGATGTTATTGCTCAGGGGGATATGTTCAGCGAAATGGCCCCGGAAGTGAAAGCACTCGCGTTGTTCATCGTCGCGAATAACCGTAGCGCGAAGCGTATGGCCACCGCCTTTAAGTTGATGGCGCAACGTATCAATGATGAGTTACAGCACCAGGGCCAGGCGCTCGGGGATATGTTTGGCGGCGGCGATGTGTCGTTACAGGATATCCTTCGCCAGGTATCTCAGGAACTGGAAAACGAAGGTATGCAAGGGATATCTGGCGGTCTTTTCGAGTCAGCTTCTGGCGGTAGTTACAACGGTGTTGCTCCATATACCAGCTTGCTATTACATCGGGCATCCGGCATCAAAGACATTATTCATCTGATCAGGCTGCTTTCCCGTACAGATCCCCAGGATGAACAGCTTGTTCAAGTGCTTGCGCATTTTGTTCGAATGCCTGTTGCCGACGTGAAAAAATGGTGCCGATTATTCGGTATCAGCAATTCGTTACTTCGCGGCTTGTTAAATCACGCATCCTCCCTTGGGCGCGATGGCTTTGACGAGATAGCGCAGGCGATAAAAAACGGAGATATGCCACCAGCTATTGACTGGTTTTCCATTCGCCCAACCAGGGTGAAAGCATTCCTTAGCGCGGCGCATTCGGCATCACCATTGGCAGAAATGGTTCAGAGGTTATCGCTCATATTCACAGACCATACCGCGTTGGGTGATCTGACTCTGGACGAGATGAAGGAAGCCTCCATTCAGTGGGCCGATCAACAAAATGAGGTTAACTCAGACTTCTTGCCAGCATTCAGGAAGGCCGTTAGTAAAGCGGATGATGCCCGTGGAATTCTGAAGGCATTTAAGGCATTGCAAAGTCGTGTTAATAAACATGTCGGTGATATCGATGGGGTAACGGCGGAAGGCCGGGATATCCTTAAAGAGCACGGCATAACGCCAGAGTTTATTGATGAGATCAGGACTGATATGCAGCGTGAGGTCGTATCGTCCCTGCAAATCGTAGCCAGAGCGTTGGCGGATGCTAATCCGAAGAGTGCGGCCATTGTTAACCGGGTTATTGGTGATATTGAAGCATCGGAGGGCATGGGGGCGCTGAAACTCTTCCTTTCGCGAGCGTTTAATCCTAACGGCAATATTCTCCCTGGCATTATTGGTGAGGCTAAAAAGTATGTCAGTGAAGAAGAACTTGAGCAGCTTGACCAACTACTTAAGCGATTCTCATATAACCCGCAGACACGCTGGCAAATGAATCAGCGAAGTATGGGTTCGGTCCACGAGAAAGTGTTATCTGCCATGAACAGTGCGATCGCAAACTCATCCGTATCTGAAGAAAAAGCTCTTGAGTGGGCCGACTCTTTTATCACAGAAGAAGTGGAAGAAGCCCGCGCTGGACAGAATGGTGGGATAGACCTGCGCAAGGAACTTGCTGATATTTATCGCCTGACCGGCGGGAAAATATCGACCTTATCAAAGGTAGTTCACCACCAGGGAAGGGCATATGCAAATCTAAATGGTGTTGTTGCTGTCAATTTGAACGATGAAAATGCGAGCGCACTGTGGCACGAGCTGGGTCATCATCTTGAGTACAGTAACCCTGGTTTGTTAGAGAAAGCCCGGTCATTCCTGAAGGCCAATGTTGAAGGGGATAAGCCATCTTTCGTCAATATCGGTGGGCGTGGCAAGCCTGAATGGTGCTTCAGATCTCGATTGAGTAATATTTATATGGCGAAGGTATACCCGCCAGCCTCAGTAAGTAACACCGGGAAAATTCGGCAGAAATCACCGACTATTTCCAAAACGTCAGCAACGGAAGTATTCTCTATGGCTCTTCAGTTGTATCATGATAAAGAGGCCGCTGCCGCATCACTGATGAATGGTGACGGATTGCTGGAACTGTTATTAGGTGTGGCAAAGGAGCTAAATAATGCAGATTAAAATCGCAGCGCCATTAGGCGGAGATGCCATTATCGAATTTGATGATAATGAAGAAGTTTCCGGGCGTTTAAGCATTATCTCCGGTGACATTACCGAGGACATGATCGCTGAAGCCATAGCTGGGGCAAATCCCAATAGCTATATGGGATTCGTTAACACCCTTGATGCTCCCGCAAGTGATGTTCTCCGAACGCTGCATCTTTACGCTGGCTGGTTTGTTGATTGGCCAGCAGTAGAGGGTGGCGATGAGGACGACGACGATGATTTTGGTGATCATGTAGACCAGATCGTATATTGAAGAAATCCCGCCGATTGGCGGGATTTCTTGTTTATGCCAGGCGGGCTATGCGTATTTTACAATCATCTAGGTGGATGCGTAGTGCTTCTAAACATGGAGTAAAGTTAGCTGAGAATTTGTCGGCCTCACAGGCCAATGCATAAAATTTTTCAGCTAATTCAAGAGATTCATCCCATATTTTTCGACTTACAAAGTCTGGTAGTGCTGTTTTTCTAAGCTCATTAGACATTGCTCCCCCAGAGCGTGGGGCAAAACCCATAGGTAACATGTCATAGGCTGGAGCAATATGATATGGGCGTCCGTGGCTACTAATAAACGATAGGTTGCCATTATGCATATCGGTATTGCCTATTAGCACACCAAAAGACCATAGCCTTGTTGCTATAATAATCGCATCAGGATGGACGCACTTATTTTTTACCAACTCTTTAACCAGCAAGGGCCATGTTGCTCTTGCATTACCAACAAATTCTGCATCAAGTGCACGAAGTGAGAATACACCTACCCGACCGAGTTGACCAACACGATCAAATCGGGGAATTTCCAAGAATCTCTGACCGTTATAATCAAAAACTTCTGTTTCTACCCCCAGAACTTTTAATGCGAGATGTTCAGCAAACAAGAGATCTCTCCAGCGCTCACTTATAGGGGTGTCGTTAGGCGCAGAGAATTTCACTAATACATGTCCACGCTCTGTGAAAGTACAAAATTTGGGTTGTTCACCTCCAGCAGATGAACCTGGCACATCACCTTCACCAGCGGCTAAAGCTAATACAGGATATTCAATTTCACGATTAACAGGAACAGGAGGCTGCATCTCTAAAAAATGCGTGCGCGCTTGCTCTCCAATTAACAAATTACCAACAACATCATGCCCATGCTTAAGTAAGGCTTTGATCACATCAGTATCTGACCATTGCTCTGGATTTGAGGGAAGGTTAAGTTCAAGAGCATATGCTGATGCATATGCTCTTCCAAGGAAGCCTTGTGGACGCATATCAAATAACCACCAAGGTAACCCATCGCTATGCCTGTTATTTTTCCCATCCTCAACCATAACATAGCCTTCTGGCCTCACCGGAATGAGAGTACCAAGAACGCAAATACACCCCTCTTCAGTTATACGATAAATGGGGACTGATTCGAATCCTCTAAAAGAGTCTCGTAAAGCATATTGAATAGATCTTCCATTTCCGATCCTAACGATTTCATCACCAAGTTCTCTTAATGCTCTAGATATCGTTGGTTGGCTAACACTGAGTTTTTCAACCAATTGTCTTGGTGTCATAGGCCCTTGATTGAGCAAGCTACGGATTGTTGTTGCATGTGTAGCCATAGTTTTAATTACTGTTGTGAATAGATTAATGAATAGGTTTATGAATGCATACCATAGCAAGCAAAACGGGAGGTGTCACTAATTTAGATAAGTTAAAAAGACTTCTTTAAGAGATAATGACTAGGCGCTTTAACTGCTAGCTAACATAATAATTGGTCATTTAACGTGGAGTTCCCCGCCAACTGACGGGGTTTTTATTAGTCACTTTCTGTTTCTTCTGGAATGTTTTCTTGCGGTTCTGCCAATGTAGCACGACATAGGTTCCTGGCATTGGCTATAGCCACACTTTTGACTTCATCCGTCATCGTGCAGGTAATGTACTGATCGAGCTCTTCAGCTCGGATGATGCTTTTGCCAATTAGAAACTGTATTTGCCAGAGCAGATCGGCATCCATAATCAGAATTTCTGCCGGGCCTTCAGGGCCAGCCGGGAAGGAAACATAAGACTGTTTGCCTAGGCCGATAACTCGACAACTTGCTTCAAGAATTGCGCGCTTGAGGTCTGACTTTATAACGGAAACAGGTTGATTTTCACCAGTGATTACGCCGTTGACATGGAAAGGCATGTAGCTTGAAATACGCTCCACTTTCCACACGCCAGCAAGCGATCCTTCATGCAGCACAATGGGGGTAACCGCGAGTTTCACCTCACCATATAACTGCTGGCAGATAGCTGGATTGCTGAATACATCTAAAGGCTCACATTCAAACAGCGGCGCAATCTGCATGAGGTCCATCATGGTCATCCCTGGGGTACGAGCAGTAATGAATTTGCGCATACCAGTATCCATTGCGCTCCAGATTGCTACACCATGCTTTTTGCTCACTTCTTCAGTAAAGCCAAGGTGGCACATGATGGTTTTTTCGATAGCCAGATCGGAGATAGAAACCTTTTCGCCAGGTACACCATCATTATTGATGGTCACTTCGACACTCTGGCCATTACGCAGGCGGTATTGAATTGTTTTAGTATTTTGTGCTGCCATAGTCTTTTCTCTGCTTAAAAACTGATGTATTGCGCCTTCAGGTGGGTCAGGAATGTTTTCCCACCAGCGAAAGCAATATCTCGGGGTGTTCTGTTCGTTAAAAACGCGTTCCATTGCCAACTTTGGCGTTTTTTAGCGAGTTCGTGCTTTTGTTGGCGTTTGGACCACCGCTTTTCTTTCAGTCGTTTTTTACTCATAAACTCTAAAACGGAATATCGTCTTCAAAGTCCATTGGAGGTTCGTTATTGGCGCTGCTCTGAGGTTTGCTACCACCGCTGTATTGCTGGTGGTTTTGAGGTTGGTTTGATTGCCCCCAGCCATTTGTGGACTGTGAATCGTCGCGACGAGCGCCGATCATTTGCATGGTGCCGCCCTGGCTGACGATAATTTCCGTCGTGTAACGTTCTACACCGGCGTCATCTGTCCACTTACGGGTTTTAAGTTTCCCTTCGATGTAGACCTGAGAACCTTTTCGTAAATACTCACTCGCAATTTCAGCAAGTTTTCCGAACAAAACGACTTTATGCCATTCTGTTTGCTCTTTCTGTTGGCCCGTTTGCTTGTCGCGCCATGATTCATTCGTTGCGATGCTGAGTCTTCCGACCGCGACGCCATTTGGTATATACCTGATCTCCGGGTCTTGCCCCAGGGTACCAATCAGGATGACTTTGTTTACACCGCGTTGTGCCACTTTTCTTACCCAATAAAACAAATTAATTAGAGCAATAATGTATATCTTTGAAACGTAGCTAACAAGTGATTTGCATTATCCTGTGCCTTCTAAAGGGATCGAGTCAGTCGGTATTGGCTGTGAATGGGTGTTTGTCCTGGAGCGTAAAAAATTCGCTTATGAGGTCTTTATGAAGGGAAAAACAGCCGCAGGAGGCGGTGCAATTTGCGCTATCGCGGTGATGATTACCATCGTGATGGGTAATGGCAATGTGCGAACCAACCAGGCGGGGCTTGAGCTGATTGGTAACGCTGAAGGTTGCCGACGTGATCCATACATGTGCCCTGCGGGGGTATGGACTGACGGGATCGGTAATACACACGGGGTAACGCCGGGTGTGCGAAAAACCGACCAGCAAATCGCCGCTGATTGGGAAAAGAATATCCTGATCGCTGAACGCTGTATTAATCAGCACTTCCGGGGCAAAGACATGCCCGATAATGCCTTCAGTGCAATGACAAGCGCGGCATTCAATATGGGATGCAATAGCTTACGGACCTACTACAGCAAAGCGCGAGGCATGCGAGTAGAAACGTCCATCCACAAGTGGGCGCAGAAAGGGGAATGGGTGAATATGTGTAACCATCTCCCTGATTTCGTGAACAGTAACGGCGTGCCCCTGCGAGGTTTAAAGATTCGCCGTGAAAAAGAACGCCAGCTTTGCCTGACGGGACTGGTCAATGAATAAACTCCGGCAGCTCCGCCGACTTTCGACAATGAAGTTATCGCTGGCGGCGATAGTTTTCGACTCGATTTTCATGGCGGTATATGTGCTCAATGAGACGTGGCCACTGGAACCGCTATTGTATGCCGGGCTTCGGCTGTGCCTGACTTTTTTGAGCATGGCTGCGAGATTGATGCAGCAGAAAGAAACCGCTTCAGATTGTCCACGCCGCGCGGTGCGCAAATATATGGCACGCAGGCGAAGATGATTTAACCATTATTGCTCTAATAAATTTGATTTATTAGAGCAAATAACCTACCATCGAACACGGCTCTATTGATCTCATCGTCGTTCAGGCTTATAGTTCCACCGTCGTAGCAAATTCTGCGACCAGGTTTGACAGCCTGAATACGAATGCGGACAACCGCAGATTTCCGATATTGCGGTATTTTTGTGTCCGTAAACCGCGTTACGCCCGAATTATGGTGGGGCGTGATGGGGAGGCTTCGGCCTGCTGGTTTCATTCGTGCCAGTCTGTCAACCCTGTCACGTCCTGCCACCTGTTTGACAGCGGGTCGCAGGTTGTTAAACCTACGAATGAGGCCGTAACTATGGTTAATGCCAATCCTTGCGCACGCCCTGAATTTATCTGGCGCTTTTACTCCTGCCAGAAACGCCACTATCACTTCGTTATTGCACCGACAGAAGATGAGGCACGTTCTCAGCTTCCGGATGCTCCCTGTATTTTCTCTGCCCGTTTTTCCACTGATTCACGCAATTCTCTCAGTTACTGGTGCCTCCCTGTTAACGCTTCTGCTCAGGAGGGACTATGAGAACGTCATTAGTCACCCGTGAAGAGATGATCGAGGCAATTGAACAGCACACTGCCTGTATC